CGTCCCCTCTCCACAAACCACATAGTTCGAGCCATCCCGGCCCAATCAATGGGTGCGCCCGTGTTGTCTCTGGGCGGCCATCGGCTTCCGGCCCCAAATCGTCCTTCCGGTGGTCTCCACGGGGCTCGACTGGACCGAAATCCAGGCAATCGGCCCGATCCGGCCCTTGACTTACGGGTCTTCTGTGCTATGATAATCATAGACACGCAACCGGAGATCACACCGTGAGCATCGACATTACGAATGTTCTGAAGTACGTGGCTTACTATCGCGTCAGCACCAAGCGCCAGGGCAGAAGCGGCCTTGGGCTCGAAGCCCAGCGAAAAGCCGTGCAGGCGATGGCCGATCGCAACCATGCGACGATCATCGCCGAGTACATCGAAGTGGAGACGGGCAAGTCGGCTAGGCGGCCTAGGCTGCTGGAGGCAATCCAGCACGTCAGTCTGACCAACGCCACGCTGGTGGTCGCCAAACTGGACCGGCTTGCTCGCAACGCCCCGTTCACCCGGACACTTCGGGACTCCAAGCAGAAGTTCGTCTGTTGCGACAACCCGGACGCCAGCGACCTCACGATCGACCTTCTGGCCGTGATTGCGGAACACGAGGCGCGGGCAATTGCGACACGGACACGCGAAGCCCTGTGTGTTGCCAGGGAACGCGGGACACTGCTCGGCTCGGCCCGGCCCGGCCATTGGGACGGCCGCGAGCACCTTCGTGACGCCGGGCTTAAGAAGGCGCAGCCGATGGGGTCGGCCGCCAACTCGCGGAGGGCAAGGGATCGCAATCAGGCGATTGTCGCCCGGATCAAGCCGCTCCACGAGGCGGGCGAATCGCTTGTGGCGATTGCCGCCCGGCTCAACGACAGCGGCATCAAGACGCGACCGACAAGACGTTGCCCGGAAGGCAGCACGTTTACGCCGAAAACGGTTTGGCGGCTGATCGACCGCTACCTCGGCAAGAAGACGTTGAAAGACATTACGCGGACACGCACCACCATCGCTTGCGCCGCCTCGAACTAAGGTCTACGACGATTGGCATCGCTGAGAGGTTGGAATCATGTACTTGCTCATTCAGAATTCTGGAATCGCTCCCGTCGAAGGCTACACGCTCCTGGGCGTCAGCACGACCCGCAACTGCGGCGTGGCCGGCACCATCGGCCAGTTCGGCAGCGGAGCGAAGCACGCCATCAACACGTTGCTCCGCGCCGGGCTGAAGCTCTTGATCTACTGTGGCAAGACCCGTCTGGAGTTCGCCACCCGCGACGATACGGTCAACGATGGCCTGGTCAGCAAGCCGATCAAGCGCGTGGTCTGCAAGCTCGGCGGCACCAGCAGCAAGACGCTCGACATGGGCTGGTGCCTCGACTTTGGCGCGATTGACTGGACCGACCTGTCGATGGCCCTGCGGGAGTTCGTCGCCAACGCGATCGACCGCACGGTGCGGGAAAAGGGTGACTTCCTCCCATCGCTCTTGAACGAGGAATTGCGGGTGGCGGTAGTTGAAGACGGCACCGTTCGGGCGAGGGACGGATTCACTCGCGTGTACGTTGAGGTCAATGACGACGTACAGCGATTCTACGGCGAGTTGCCACGCCGCTTCTTGCACTTCTCCAGCCGTCCCGAACTGGTCAAGGAGTCGCTGCTACCGAAGGCCGACCGCAACCTCAGCGGAAAGCGGACGGCGATGATCTACAAGGAAGGGGTTTTTGTCCGCGAGGTCGCCGAAGACGAGGAAGCGTCGGTCTACGACTACAACTTCCACGACAGTGAACTCCGGCTGGACGAGTCGCGCAATTCGAGCGAGTACGAGATCAAGGGCGCGGCCGCCCGGCTGTTCCGAAAAGCCACGCCCCAGCAGCTTGCCCCCGTGTTCAAGAGTCTGGTCGCGCAGGAACAGACCTACGAGGCCGGCTTTGACTCGCACTACATGGCCCCCTCGTATTCGGAACCTGAGCCGGAACAGAAGCAAGCGTGGCAACAGGCGTGGGACCTGGCGGCCGGGCCGAATGCGGTCCTGTGCGACGCGAGCCTCAGCCACACGTCCGAATTCGTCAAGAAGAAGGGTTTCTGTCCGAAGCCGACCAAGGCCGCGTCGTGGATTTCAGCCGCCGCCCGTTGCGGAGTCAAAACGGCCGCCTCGGTGCTCGATGGCCACGAGAGCAACGGCAAGCAAATTCTCCCGGCGACCGATGCCGCGATCGAGGCGGTGGACATCGTGTGGTCGTGGCTCCAGGATGTCAACATGACACAGGGCAAGAAGAAGCCGCGGGCGGCTTGTTTCAAGGAGTGTATGCACGCCGGCAGCGAGACGATGGGCTTCTACCGCGACGGCATGGTCTATTTCAAGGAGGACATCGCCACGGCGGTGAACAAGTACCTGTTGCAAACGGCTCTGGAAGAAGTAGCCCACTACGTCACCGGTGCGACGGACATGTCGCGGGACTTCCAGAATTATCTGATTCAGGTGATCGTGGAGATCAATGGTCGAGCCGGGAGTGATCCGGTTGTCGAAACGGCGCGACACGGAATGCAACGCGCGGCGCATCGCAGGCCGAGTCCGACCCAATTCGCGGAAATGAGGTAGACTTCAATGGTGAACTTCGTGCGTCCGTTGTTTTCACTTGGTCAGTGCGTGGCGACGCCGGGAGCCTTGGAGGCTTTGGAGGTTGCCGGACAGACGCCGGCCGACTTCCTCGCTCGGCACGTTTACGGGGACTGGGGAGACATTCACCCCGGAGATAAGGGCTTGAACGAACAGGCGCTCCGGGATGGTGCCCGGATATTCAGCGTTTACACGACGAACAAGGGAATCAAGCTGTGGGTGATTACGGAGGCCGACCGCGCCTCGACTTGCATATTGCTCCCCGACGAATATTGAGTTAAAATGCCCGCGACCGACCCTAGCGAAAAGGTCTATTGGCCGAAATCCGCGAGAAGAACGAGCGGCCCCCGGCTGTCGTGGGCTTGGACCCGTTGTCTCTGGTCCAAGCCCCAAAGGATCACTGTGGAAACAGTGTGTCTCGGGGTTCGCGCAAAGCCGGTGACGGCTTTCCAATGGGCTGACGCCAGGGACGATCATGCGCGGATGCCCGGCCCCTTGCGCGGGCGGTTTCCTCGTGGCGCGAGCGCGCGCCGAACCGTTTTGTCGTGCGGGGCGGTATTGTACTGCTGACTTGGAGGTCAAATGATGGCGAAAAAACGAACGAATCAGGCGGTAAAGAAAGAAGCCAAGCCGGCCGCCAACGTGCAAGGCCCGGACTTGATTGATCGTGAGGTCTTTGATTGGGGCGTCCGGCTGACAGCCCGGCCGTTTCGTGGAACGGCTAAACACGCCATGATGATAATCACGTCCGAGATCAGGAACTATCGGGAGCGGCGCGGCTCCGAGGTGCTGATTTCCTTCCCGGCAGCTTCCATGCAAAGCCCCTTCCGGCTGCTTGACGCACGAGCATGGCACATGGCCCTGGGTTCCATCATCAAGGAGACCACGGCCGTTCAAGCCGAGATGCGGAAGACGGGCAAAGCCAAGAACAAGAAGAATTGAGAAACCGAAGTCACGTCGGCGCTGATGCTCCTTCCTGCCGAGGGAGTCTCGCGCTTTCGTCATCGTTTCCGGGAACTACGACTCTCGGAACGTCTCTGACCCTCTCTGGCCTCGGGCGTTGACAGCCCGGTTCTGGCTCCGCAGGACGCATAAGCGTCGTCTCTCCTGACGCTCGGCCGCGTCATTGCGATTGTGAGGCATGGGTGCCGCATCACGCGAATCTCAAGGAATCCTGGGGGAAAAATCGCGGTTTGGGGTCTTGTATAGGGTGAGGAGATGGTGCGTGAGCGATGGGCATCCAACGAGTCACCGATCTGGCCGATCCGCGACGTTGCAGGGGGAGAAGCCTGGACGGGCAGTGCAAGAATCTCGCCGAGGAGGGTGCGGACTACTGCCGCGTCCACGGCGGCGAGAGTCAGGCACCCGCTCGACGCCTGAAGCAATATCTCTTGACCACGGTCCAGGATTGTGCCCGCCTGGCTCGCATTTCCGAGAACGAGGGGCTGAAGACGCTACGAGAAGAAGTGGCGGTCGCCCTGGGACTGCTGGAACGGCGATTGAGTCTGGCCAGGACGGACGCCGAGTTCGTTGCCGCCTTTCCACAGATCGAGAAGTTCCTTGGCCGGATCGCTGACCTGAAGAAGGACAGCTTCGCATTGGAGCAGAAATCCGGCTCGATGCTCTCGCGGGATCAGGCATTCGGGCTGTTCCAGGAAATCGTCGGGATCGTCGTGGAGGAGATGGAGGGCGTCCCCGGCTACGAGCGGATCATGGACCGGATCATTGCGCGGATCGGGCCGGTGATTCAGCACGCGGGCACCTCGGAACCCGAAACGGCATGAATCCCCTCTGGTGCAAAGTCTGCGGCACCCGGCCGGCAATGTTCAACGAGAGTCGTTGCGAGGATTGCTGGGCCGCCGATCAGCACCGTTACGGCCGCCGGGAGATTCAGAACATTCACACGATGGTCGGGTCCCGGCGGGAGGATTGCGATGTTTCCACTGAAACGGAAGATCGTGCCGCCCGGCGCATGGGAGATCAAGGCCGGCGACCTCATCGGGTTCAGCGGTCGCGGCTGGCTGAGCGCCGCCGTCAACATCGCCACCTACGGGATTCCATTCTGGGGAATCAGCCACGTCGGGATCATGGCGCACGCCGCGGACGGACGCCTGCTGATCTTCGAGAGCACGTCGCTGGAGAACCTGCCCTGCGAGATCAGCCGCGAGACCTTCACCGGCACGCAAGCCCACCTGCTCGACGACGTTTTGCGGATGTACGATGGCAAGGCATGGCAGTACCCGCTCTACCGGCCGCTGTATCCGAATGAAGAGCAGCGGCTGACCCGGTTCCTGATGGAGACGATTCACGTCCCTTACGATGCGATGGGCGCGTTTCGTTCGGCCGGCGTGGGCCTCTCGTGGATCGAGTCGCGGTTTCGCCCAGCGAACCTTCAGACGATCTTTTGCAGTGAATGGGTGGCTGCCGCGTATGCGGTGACGGGGCTGCACCCGACCGACAACGTGAGCCGCTGGAATCCCAACCGCCTGTGCCGTCATCTGCGCGGCCACAACATCCTCTGCAAGCCTCGGAGGCTCAAGTGAGACACCTGCTGCTGATCGCCGCCGTACTTCTCGCCGGATGCGACCTGCCGCGCGCGGCGGTCACGAGGAAACAGGAACGCCCGACCGTCAACGTGCCGGCTGCCATGCGGCAGAGCAACTGGCGCGGCCCCCGAGGGCAAGGCTCGTGCGTCCACGCCACGATGATTAGCCTCTTCCGCTGGCAGTACCGGCTGAGAGCGGCCGACTACTGGCGGCGGGCTTACGGCGACGGCGACTACCCGGAAGGTCTGGCCGCGAAGTTCGACCACGAGGGAATCCGCTACGCCTACGTGACCAACGGCGACGTGCGTTTCCTGGAGTGGGCGTGCCGCACGAGACGAGGCTGCGGCATCACGGTCATGGGCGGCGCGCACATGGTCGCGCTTGTTCATCTCGACGACCAGTGGGCCGCGCTCCTGGACAACAACAACGTCGAGCGGTTCATCTGGGTCCCGCGGGAGACGCTCCTCGCCGAGTGGAAGGCGAGCTACGGGTGGGCGGTGACGCCAATCTACACCCCAGCGGCTCCGCTTCCACAATAGTCCAAAAACACGTTCCAACAAGTGAGGAAAGCCATGAACAAGCTGTTCCCGAGTGTGTTGTGCCTGCTTGCGTTCTTCACGGCGGTTGTTCCCTGCCTCGGCGATGCCGTCAACGGCGTCCTGGCCGAAGAGCGGGTCGTCAGCCTCCCGAAGGATCAAGGCAAGTGGTATGTCAGCGTGGTCGGCAATGCGACCGATCCCCGCTACAACGAGATCGTGGGCTGGTTCGACACGAACGCCAGTCTGAAAAAGCTGAAGAACCAGGTCCATTTCTGTCCGGTCACGAGCGACACGGCGATCTACCAGGCCCGTTATGCCGGCAACGTGAAGGGGCTGCCCACTGTGCGGATGCAGCAGCCGGACGGCACCGTGGTCTACGAGGCCGCCGGAAAGCATATTCCCATGACGGCGGCGGGGCTGAATGGCGCGTTGGCCGGGGCGGTCAGCGAGGCCCAGGGGCTTCGTCCGGTACTGCCCTGGCGGAGGGAAATGGAGCGTCGGTGCCCTGGTCCGTATCCGACTCCGCAGCCCGGTCCGCAGCCCGACCCCGAGCCGCAGCCGATTGACGATGGCGGCATCCCTGTCATTGACGATCCACCTGTCGAGGGCGCGGCACCTTGGGGCCTGTTGCCGCCGTTGTGCGTCGCCGCCCTCGCGGTCGGCATCGCCTGCGGCTACGGCCGGCAGTTGCTTCAGAAGCTGAACCCGGCCGTGAAGTAGCGTTCCGTTCGTCCTGTTTTCGTTCCGTTTGACCATACGGCTGAAAGACAGCCATCCTCAGTATACCGGAGAACAACAATGAACCCCGTCGCCGTGATCTGGATTCTCGCAGTCGTCGTCGCCGTGCTCGTCGGCCGTGAAGTCGGCAGGTGGCTCTTCGGCCAGAATGCCAAGCTACAGGAGAAGAAGAAGGCTGCCCAGGTGTTGGCCACGGAACTACGTGCGAACGGTCTGCGACTGATCCCTTCGGTCCTGGACGATTTTGTGCGAGCCGACGTGGCGGACATGATTGAGAAGGTCCACGAGGTCGGCAAGTTGGTGGAAGCCGGAAGCGATGCCATCAAGAGGGAGTTGCAGGGTGTCTATGAGCGCGTCTTGGACGCCAAGCTGAAGCAGCCCGAGGGCTTGGCGCTCATCAAGGCGAAAATTGCATCTCTCGAAGCCCCGCCGGCCGAATCGGCAACTTCGCCCGCGAAGTCATAAAGCCTTCTCGACACACCTTCACGTCAGCCCCGCGGTCACACGCGGGGCTGATTCCCCGGCGGTTCCCGGATGTTCCGCGAGCCGCCCGCGAATCGGAGAACCTGACGATGATCCGACGCTTGCCGTGTGTGATCGCCGCCGTGGTGTGGCTTGCCGGTTGCGAGAGCCAATCATCCGAAGTGCAACGCGGCTGCGAGCCGCCGAAGGTGGTTGCCTTCACGGCCGTCTGGTGCGGCCCCTGCCGGCAGGCGAAGCCGCATCTGGCCCGAATGGAGTCGGCCGGCGTCGAAGTCGAGATCGTGGATATTGACAAGAACCCGGAACTGGCTCGGCGGTATGGTGTCACGAGCGTGCCGACGTTTTTCGTGTACGTTTGTGGGAAGAAGACGGTGCGGACCCAGGACGTGAGCGTGGTCGTGACGCTGACGCGACTCGGGGGCGAGTGATGCCGCGACGCCGTTGCCGCAATTGTCCCGACGAGCCGGTGCTGGCGGCCGAACCGAAGACGACAAGGACCGTCGGCATCCGTCGCCGGGGACGAGACACGAGGTTGCACCGGGCCGAACGCCGAAGCAACCAGCGGACCGCACTTGCCGCTGTCCCAAGCGAACCCGCGATGCAACCTCGATGAATCATGCCCGAGGCCGGACGTGAAAACAGGATGAGCTTCGTTGATGAACTGCGGGCTTTTGTCAGAGAGGGGTTTTTGAGCCGCAATCTGCGGTCGTGCAGCCGGTGGGCAGAGCATCGGCGCGTGATGGGCGCACCGTTTAGCGGCCCCTATGGCTTCGCGCGGCACCCGTGGTGCCGGGAGATTCACGACAGCAAGGCCGCCTGGACCATCGCCATGAAGGCGGCCCAGCAGGGCGTGACGGAGACGGGAATCAATCGCGCCTTCTTCACGCTCGACCAGTTGAAGCGAGACGTGCTGTATGTCCTGCCAACGAGCCTGAACGCGAGCGATTTCTCCAAAGCCCGTTTTGCCACCGCCCTGAAACTCAGTCCTTACCTGAAGAACCTGTTCGTCGATACGAACACCGTGGGGCTGAAATCGACTGGCACGAACGTACTCTATATCCGAGGTAGCCGCGGCGACAGCAACCTGAAGTCCATCCCGGTGTCCGAATTGATCCTGGACGAGTTGGACGAGATGGACACCCATGCTGTATGGCTGGCCTTGGAGCGATTGTCGGGCCAGGTCGAGAAGCACATCCTGGCGATCTCGACGCCGACCGTGCCGAAGTATGGCATCCACAAGCTGTACCTGACCAGCACCCAGGAGCACTTTGTCTTCCGGTGTCCGCATTGCAGCCGCTGGACCGAACTTGTGTGGCCGGACTGCGTGGAGATCGTCGGCGAATCGGTCAACGATCCTCGCTGCAAGGACTCGTTCCTCAAGTGCAAGGAGTGCAAACGCAGGTTGGAGCATGGGGCGAAGCCCGAGTTCCTGACCGCCGGCCGGTGGCAGGCGACGGAAACGAACGTCTCGGCGGAGGAGTCGCGGGGTTTCTACATCAATCAGCTTTACTCGTCCACGGTGACGCCCGGTGAACTGGTGATCGCCTACCATCGGGGCCTGGGCGATGAAGCGGCGGCCACCGAGTTCCATTGCAGCAAACTGGGCGTTCCGTTCATCGGCGAGGGTGCCCAGGTCACCGACGAGATGATCGAGAACTGCATCAAGGGTCACTCGATCAACGACACCCGCCCGCGGATCGGCGGCGATCGTCTGATAACGATGGGCGTGGACCAGGGAAAGATTTGCTACGTCTCGGTCGTCGAGTGGTTGTTCGACAGAGCGCCCGGCGACGACATCAATGCGGCGGCCATCGGCAAGCTGCTGTGGTTCGGCAAGTTTCCGGGAGAAAGCGAGGCCGGCTGGGATTATCTCGACGAGTTGATGCGGGAATGGCAGGTCCTGGCCTGCGTGGTGGACGCCGACCCCTACATCAACGATGCCCGACGTTTTGCCAGGAGGTTTCGCGGCTATGTCTGGTTGACCCAATATCGGCGTGGCAAGGTCGCTCGGGAGATTGCGATCACGGAGGAGGACAACGGCGCTCCGATGGCGCGGGTGGACCGGACGAACTGGCTCGGCTGCACGATGGGCCGGTTCAAGAGCAATCCGCCGCGCATCCTGCTGCCGCGAGACATTTCCTTTGAGTACCGCGAACACGTCAAGAACCTGGTGCGGACCTACAAGAAGGATGAGATGGGCAACATGGCGGCCGAGTACGTGAACGTGGGCGCTGACCATTTCGCACACTCGCTCTGTTACGCCGACCTTGGTTTGGCACTCGCGCCGATCGGCGGCGTTGGCCAGAACGCTGGGAAAGTCACCTGATGAGGTAGTCATGGCCGAAAGCCAAGCCAACAACCTGGTTGACAGCCGACATCCCGGCTACCTCTCCGGTCTGACGGACTGGGAGAAATGGCGTCGGACCTACGAGGGCGGCGACACGTTCCGCGACATGTACCTGGAGCGGTTCTCCAACCGCGAGGATTCACAGGATTTCGCCACGCGCAAGGCCGTCACGCCGGTGCCGGCGTTCGCCAAGGCGGCGATCAACGACATCCGCAACGCGATCTACCAGCGGCTGCGGGACGTGGTGCGCAAGGGCGGTAGCGAGGTGTATCAGGCCGCCGTCAATGGCAACAGCCTTGGGGTGGACCATCGCGGCTCGACGATGAACGCATTCCTGGGCGTGAAGGTTTTGACCGAATTGCTGGTCATGGGCCGTGTGGGCGTGTACGTCGATCATCCGCTGGTTCCGGCCGACGCCACGTTGGCCGCCGTTCGCCGGCCGGCACCGTACCTCTACAAATACGACATCGAAGACATTCTGTCGTGGACCTGCTCGAAACCCGACGCCCCGTCCGAGTTCCAGGCGCTGTTGCTCCGCGACACGACGATCCGGTACGACCAGTCCACCTTGCTGCCGACACTCTCGGTCCAGCGGTATCGCTATCTGCGGATTGACCCGGACACGGGCCGCGTCCACTTGCAGTTTTACAACCTCAACAAGGAGCCGGTCGATCAGAACGGCAACCCCGGCGGTGAAATCCGGTTGGAATTGGATCGCATCCCGTTCGTGATGCTCGACATCGGCGGGAGCCTGATTAAGGACGTGTGCCAGCAACAGGTAGCGCTGTTGAACCTCGGCTCCAGCGACGTGAACTATGCCCTGCGCAGCAATTTCCCCTTCTACGTCGAGCAACGGGATTTGAAGGCCAAGGGTTCTCACCTGAAGATCTCCGCCACGGCCGACGGCACGGCCACCAGCGGCGGGCAAGGCGCGGCCGACGAAGACGTTCAGATCGGCGTGACCCACGGCCGCTATTACGACAAGGGGATGAATCCTCCGGCATTCATCAATCCTTCCGCCGAGCCGCTTCGGGCGAGTCTGGAATTGCAGGATCGGCTCAAGCGGGACATCCGCGAGCTGGTCAATCTGGCCGTGTCGAGCCTGGCAGTGCGGGCCTCGGCCGAGTCGAAAGCGATGGACAACCAGGGCCTCGAAGCGGGCCTGTCATACATTGGCCTCTTGCTGGAAAGCGCCGAGCGGCAGATCGCCGAGTTCTGGGCCGCTTATGAGGAACGCAGTCCGGGCAAACGCGAAGTGGCGACAATCAAATATCCCGAACGCTACAGCCTGAAGTCGGACGCCGAGCGGATCAAGGAAGCCCAGGAATTGCAGAAGCTCATGGGCGCGGTCCCCGGCCGCCGGGTGAAGCGCGAACTGGCCAAAGGCATCGTTCAGGCCCTGCTGGGCGGCAAGATCAGCCTGGATGATCTTGCGGCGATCAACCGCGAGATCGACGAGGCCCCATACACCACCAGCGACCCCGAGACGATCATCCAGGCGGTGGCCGGCGGCTTGTGCGGCGAGAAGACAGGTTCGGTCGCCCTGGGCTTTGACGAAAACGAATGCGAAAAGGCCCGCAAGGACCATGCCGAGCGAGTGAAGCGGATCGCTGAGTCCCAAGGAGTTGTCGGAGGCGGCAGCGACCCGGCAGCACGGGGTCTGAAGGATTTGTCCGCAAACCCCAACGCCGGCAGGGACGAAAAGGAGGCCAGTCGCAACACGGACCTGCAAGACACCACGGCTCCGCGCATTCGCGGCAAGGGTCGGTTCAACGATGAGGAATGAGCCATGCTGGTTGACATTGTGCAGGAATCCCGACCAGAGTTTCGCACGGGCAGCGGCACGGTGGGCACCGGCGTGGTGCGTCTCGGCGCGGCCAGCGCGCGGCAGACGGTGACCTTGACCGACGTGACGGCCGGGTCCTTCAAGCTGGGTGTCAACAGTGTGGAAACGGCCGCCATCGCCTTCAACGCGGCTGCCGCCACCGTGCAAGCCGCCTTGGCGGCCATCGTCGGCGCGGGCAACGTCGCGGTGTCTGGCGACGCCGGTGGACCGTGGACGGTGGATTTCACCGGTTCGTTGCGGTGGCAGCTTGTTCCGGCCATGACCGCAATCGACGTGGACCTGGCGGGCGAGGGCCACGCCGTCGCCGTGACGGTCAACGAGCATGGGCACGCGGTCGGCTGGGAAGTGAAGAAATACGTCATGCTCCGGGCCAACGGGGCCAATAGCAGCGTCATCACGGTCGGCGATCGGGCCGACAACGCCGCCGACGGCTTCATTCTTTCCGCCGGGCAGCAAAGCCCGCCGATCTACGTGGACAACCTGAACAAACTGTACATCGTCGGTGGGGCGGCGGACCAGGGCTACTCGTGGATCGCGTGCTGACGGAGGCGTTCTATGGCTATCGACGCCTCTTTCTATGGCACATTGGACGAGGCCGACGAATACTTCGCCAACCGGCTGCACGAGACCGCCTGGACCGAGGCGTCGGCCAACGATCGTCGCAAAGCGCTCGTGGCCGCGCGGTGCATCATCGACGCATTGAACTACAAGGGGCGCAAGGCGAGCGTTCATGCGATCTTGCAGGCGAATCCATCCGCCTCGCAGGATGAGATCAGGGCGGCCGAGGCCGGCCAGCCCTTGGAGTTTCCGCGAGGAGCGGACACGGCGGTCCCCGAAGCGATTCGCGTTGCCGGGTACGAGATCGCCTATGCTCTTTTGGACGGCAAAGACCCGGAGTTGGAACTGGAGAATCTCGCCGTCAGCACGATGGGGTATGGATCGGTGAAGACCAGCTACGAGCGGTCGCAACTGCCCATCGAACACATCATCAATCTGGTGCCGAGTTCCGTCGCTTGGCGACTGCTGAAGCCGTTTCTGCGCGACTCGGACGCCATGCGATTGTCGCGTTTGAGCTAGGCGCGTGCCCTGGCTCCCACTGACCGGCCTCTTGCCGGGCCAGACCCGCCGAACACCGGAACCAGGCGGATCGTCTGTTGCGAGTTTCCCTTTCCGGGTGCGAGGAAGCGTCATGTCCAACTCTTTGTATCTGTCCCGTCCGTGGTCCGCGTGTTTCGAGGGTGAGGGTGCCGGCAATGGCGACGGCGCGAGTGCCGCGGCCGGCGCTGGCACGAATGCCGGGGCCGGCGATGGCGTCGGCTCAAGCGGAGGCGCGGGCGCGGGAACCGGGAGCGGCGCGCCCAAGATGTTCACCCAGGATCAGGTGAACGGCATCGTGGCCGCCGACCGCCGCAAGCTGGAAGAGGCGTTGAAGAAGACCGAAAAGCAGTACCAGGACTTGCTGGCCAGCCAGAGTCTGACCGAGCAGGAACGCAAGGCGTTGCAGGCCAACCTGGAAATGGTGCAAGGCCAGCTTCGCAGCAAGGAAGAACAGCTTCTTCTGGAAAAGAAGCAGGTCGAGGAGGCTTACGCCGGCAAGTTGCAGGAGATGGAGAGGAAAGCAACTCATTTCGAGACGCTGTACCGTGATTCCACCATCGACCGGGCGCTTCAGGACGCAGCGGTCAAGCACGAGGCATGGAGTCCATCGCAGGTCGTCTCCCTGCTTCGCTCTCAGACGAAGATGCTCGAAGAGACGGACCCGAAGACCGGCAAGCTGACCGGCCGGTACAAGCCCGTGGTCGAGATGCAGGCCCTCAACACGACCACCGGCGAGATGGAGACGAAGGCGTACACGCCGGAGGACGCCGTGAAGAAGATGAAGGACACGCCCGACACCTGGGGCAATCTTTTCAAGTCCGGCGTGGTCTCGGGCATCGGTGCGGGAACGGCCACCGGTGGCCTTGCGCCGGGTCAGAGCGGCAGGTTGGACGCGGCGGCGATCAACAAGTTGACGCCTGCGCAGTACCGCGAGATTCGGGCCACCCACCCTGAATGGCTCGGACTCAATCCCTTGCCCGCCGCGGGCAAGCAGGGCCGCTGACGATTCAGGGGCCGTCACGACAGGTTTGCTTCGGCGACGCGGGTCATGGTGACTCGTCGTCGCGGGCGGAGCAAGGATCACATGCGATAGTCTGGAGAACAACGATGAATCGTCTGTACCTCAGCCGGCCGTTTACGGCTTGCTACGAGAACCAACTGCAAGCCTTCATCCCGCAGTTGTGGGCGCAAGAGGGCCTGGTCATGCTCGAAGAGAACATGGTCATGGCCAACATGGTCCACCGCGATTTCGAGGAAGAGGTCGCGCGGTTCGGCGATGTGGTTCACACTCGCCGGCCCGGCGAGTTCAAGATTCGCCGCAAGAAGGACGGCACCCCGCTGGTCCAGCAAAACGCCACCGCGACCGACGTGCAGGTGCCGTTGGATCAGTGGTTCTACTCGTCCTTCACCATCCGGGACGGCGAAGGCAGCAAGTCCTTCCAGGAGTTGAGCGAAATCTACCTCCGGCCCGCGATGCAGAACATCGCAC